CGCGCCTCTGCTGCTGCCCGACCCGCCGCGAGCGTGTCGGCGAGGCTCACGAGTCGAACCGCGTCGCGTAGTCGGCGAGCGGGTCGACCATGAACGCCCGGCCCCGGATCGCAGAGCCCGGAAGCAGCCCGTCGAGCTCGTCGGTGGTGAAGTACAGCAGCCCCGCCGAGACAGCCTGGTCGAGCGTCCAGGTGTAGTCGTCGATCGACTCCGACCGCTTGCCGTCGGGGTTCTTCATCACCCGCAGCACGGCAGCGACCTCGACGCGGACCACGTCGTCGGACAGGTCCGAGTCGGTGGCGACCTCGGCCTCCAGGTCGACGCCGAGGCGCGTGAAGTGGCGCCGCAGCATCAGCCACGCGTCGGCCAGGAACGTCGCCGCGTTGGTGGTCTCCTGAGCCGAGAGGGGGCGCCAGCGTGCTGCCACATCGGCGGTGGTTGCCGGGTTCGTCACGTGACGCCCTCCTCTCGCTCAGGTGTTCAGTTGTCAGACAGCGAGGCCGGTGAGCAGGCCGTGGGCCTTCTCGCTGCCGTAGGCAAGGCCGACCTCGCCATAGAGCTGCGTGTCGTCCGACGCGCCAGTCTTGGCGAGCGGCTCGGCGAAGAAGTGGCCCTTGCCGGGGGTCTCCAGGAACACCGGCTTGCACTGCTCGAGCGAGACGACCGCGATGGCGTCCTGCGGCATCTGCCGCTCGAGCATCACGTTGAGCGTGCCGAAGTCGGACTCGATGGTCGTCAGGTTGACGCCGCCGACCACTCGGCTCGTCTCGGTGAACTTGCCGTAGGCCGAGGCGTATGCCTTGCTCAGCGCCAGCTTCTGCGAGGAGTTCAGCATCACAGCCGCCGTCTCACCCTCGGCGATGCCGCCGTTGTCGTAGGTGGACTGGAGCAGCGTGTTGAACGTGTCGACGTCGAGGGTGGTCGTCCACGGCTTCCGGTAGGAGATCGTGGAGGAGCCGACCGTGATCGCCGATCCGCCGGAGGTGTTGGCGATCTTGAAGGTGTTGGTCGCCTTGCTCACAACGTAGTAGACGCGACCGATGACAACCTGCGAGTCCGACGCCAGGGTCGAGTCGGCGGTGATGATGATCTTGTCGCCGTTCGCCAGGGCGGTGGCGGTCTCCGTGATGGTGTCGGTCGCCGCCGACAGCCCGGTGATCGTCGAGGTCGCCTTCGCGATCAGGTTGGTGCTGACCGCCTGGAGCAGCCCCCGGGTCTTGCGGGTCGTGCTGTTGTCGGTCGGCTTGTTGTACTGCCCGTTGATGAACGAGTAGTTGACGTCGCGCACCATCTCCTTGAGGCGCTGGACGATCTGCCAGTCCGCCTCGTTCATGACCGGGTTGCCGGCCATGTTGTTGACGCCGGCCTTCTGCCCGAACGCGCCGAGCTTGGTGTAGGAAACCGACACCTTCTCGTGCTGGATCTGGCAGAGGTTCGAGACGTTCGCCCGGACGCGCTGCTGCGCGGTCGGCGCGGTAGCGCCCTCCAGTGCGACGTTCTGACCGGCGTTGCGCAGGTCGAAGGTCTCCCACTCGAACTCCACGGAGGTCGACTGACCGCCGCCCGTGAGGCCGCCGATCGCGGAGAAGAACTTCGTCTCCGACGGCGTGAGCTGGAACAGGATGCCCGTGTAGTTGGGCAGGTTGTAGGTGGTGCCGAGTCCGGTGATTCCAGACATGGGTTACTCCTTTGGGGTCAGCCGTGCTGCTGGAGCGCGGCGAGCTTCTGGTTCTCGAGTGCGACGACCGTTTGCCAGTCGCCCTTGCGCTTCGCTTCGGCGATCAGCGCGGCCGCGTCCGGGGGTGCTCCGCTCGCGCTCGACCCCTGTGCGGGGTTCGGCGCGGGGGGCTGCGGACCGGCAGGTGCGGCACCAAGCCGCGGATTCGCCGCGACGGCCGCCTGAATCGCCGCCGTCACGGCAGCAGAGTCGGACGGGTCTACGGCAGCGAGCGACGCCAGGAAGCTCGAGGAGTCCAGCAGGGCGGCGGGGTCGCCTCCTGCGGCTGCGGCGGAGCGAAACACGGCGAGTTCGACTCGCGCTTGCTTCGCTTCCGCCTGGGAGGTGGTCAGGCTCTCGGTGAGCTTGGCCGGGTCGATCGGCTCGTCCTTGACGAGGCCGAGCGCCTTACCAATGGCCTGTGCCATCTCTTTCTTGACGTCCTCCGGGGACGGAGTGCTCTCCAGTTGCTTACGGAGAGACGCGATCACTTTCGCGTCCTTCTCGTCCTGCGGAGTGCGGTCGGCCTTCACGGCCTTGATCTCTTCGCGGAGCTTCCCGACGAGGTTCTTCCAACTCTCGGCGTCGGTCGGCTCAGGGTCGTTGCTCGGCACCGGGGGAGCCGTCACAGCTGTGGACGGCTCAGTTGGCGTCGGGGTCGGTTCAGCGGGCGTAACGGACATGGGTTGCCCTCCTGGGGCGGTTGGGTGGTGCAACTTCCCCGCGCCAGGCGGGAGGTTCTAGGCGGCGCGCTTGGCGAAGAGGTTGAGAAGCGCGTCGATCTGCGGCGAGACGGCCGCCGGGTTGACGGGCGGCAGGTCGGCAGGGATGTGGTCCACGCCGTCGCGGTGCGCCCTGAGCGCCCGCCGGAAGCCGGGGAGTCCCTTGCCGAAGTCCTCGGTGTCGTAGGTGTCGTACAGGTGCGCCATGTCGGCGAGCCAGGACGGCGGGCGCGAGGTGCCGTGGAAGAACACCGGCTCGATGACGCAGTGGCAGTTGTCGTGGAACTTCGCCGCGCCCTCGCCCTCGAACTTCGAGTTCGCGGCTGCGCCAGCGGAGTCACGCGTCTTGTAGACACCGAAGTGGGCGGCGTCCTTGTCGTGGACGAACTTGCCGTTCTGCTTCTGGCGGGTCCGCGTCGAGTAGCGGATCGCCATCGCAATGCAGAACGCGCAGGCACCGGGGCGGGGAACGCGACGGAAGCCGAGCGCGAACTCATCGCCCGTCAGATCCGCGACCACCTGCGCGCGACCGGTGTCGGTCACCGCCTTCTGCATCGCAGCCTCGACGCGGGCCATGACCGCGGCCTCGTAGGCGTCCGCCTCGGCCTTCGCGCGAGTCGCCCAGTCGATGCCGGCGTCGACCAGCGAGCGCGGAGGGCTGGCAACGAGTGCGAGTCGCGGGGTGCCCGGCACTCCCGCCTCTCGTCGGGCCGTGGAGTAGAAGTCGTTCGCGATCGACGCAGCAGCCTGGGAGAACTGGTCGACCAGGAACGCGACCACGTCACGGTAGACCCGCATCCCGTGGTCGGAGTCGAGCGGCCGGGCGTGGGGCCACAAGGCGCGGAGGGCGGCGAACAGCGAGGAGGTCAGCGCGAGTTGCGCAAGGTACTGCTGCTGGACGGCCGGGTCGTCACTGACCGTTGGCGCTGCCACCGGTCGGCTCCTGCTTCGGGAGGAACGCCGCCGTCACAGCGCGGCCCAACTGGCGGGCATCGTCGGCCGCGCGGTCCTGCTGGAGCCGCACGCGGTCGACAGCCGAGTAGCCGAGCCGCTTGAGCACCACGTCCGAGGTGGCCGGGACCGCCTGTGCCGTGATCTCCTTCGTCACCGCATCGGACACCAGGCTCGGGGCGAACATCTCCGGGGGAGTCCAGTCCGCCGCGATCCGCTCGTACTCCGGGGGCAACTTCCCGCGGTTGTCGAACCGCACCATCATCTTCGCCACGTCGCACAGCGGTCCGGTGAACTGACGCTGCATCCGCCTCGCGCGACGGTTGCGTCGGTCGTCCATCGCCAGGTGCGAATCGGCCGAAGCCGGGTTGCCCTGCGTGTAGAGCCCGAGATCCTGAGGCAGTGCGGCGACAAGACCCGCCGCAGAGGAGGCGAACCAGTCGAGGATCTTGGTGAACACCGACGGGTCGTAGGCCGTGAACTGGAAGAGCTCCGGGAGGTTGCCTTCCTCGTCGCGCTCCAGCCCCAGCACCTTGGTCACGTAGGTCTCCAGCACCGACGCCGTGGAGCCGTCGGCCTTCTGGAAGGCTGCCTCGGTCGCACCGAGGATCGCCTTCTGGGGCACCGAGTACAGCTCGCGGGCGACAGCAAGGTCAAGCAGCGTCCGGCACGCCTCGTCGATGATCGACTGCAACGCCGGGGTGATCTCAGAGGAGCCAGAGCGGTTGTTGGTCCGCGGCCGGTTCGCCATCCGCACCACCGGCACGAAGTCGAAGCCGTGCTCGTCGCGATCGGCGACCACCCAGTTGCCGTTGTCGTCCTGCGCCAGGTGGACCGTCTTGCCGGGGACCAACAGCGCCCCACGACGGCGACCATCCTCCGACCAGTACTCCTGCATCAGCGCCCGCGGAGACGTGCCCCGCAGATCCCACAGGACCGCCGTGTTCAGCGGCGACTCGACCGTTACGACGGGCGCATCGCCGGGTGACTCGGGTGAGCCGACCACCCAGTACGCCGGCCCCATCGACAGTGCGTCGGTGTACGCAAGCGACTGCTCGGAGGCGAAGTTGTTCGCCTCCATCATCGCCATCAGGTACTCGTCACCATCGGTCTCGTTGACCTGCCGGAAGCAGTCGACGTTCAGCCGCTCCACGTAGGGGTCGACAGCCATCGCCGCCCACCCGACCAGCGTGCACAACTGGCCCTCAAGCTCCTTCGGGACCGCGATCCGCAGGTTCTTGATCGCCTGCGCGCCGCAGTAGTACTGCTCACACAGCGCCATCGTGGACGCCGTGCGCTGATACTGGTTGCGGAGTTGTGCGATCAGCGCCTTCTCGTCCTCCGACAGCCCCAGCGTGGGGAGCGTAGGCGCGACGACGGTCGAGAAAGACGTCGAGGAGAAGTCGTTGGCCACCAGACCTCCCCCACTTAGTCACGGATCAGGACCCGGCCCTTGCCAGGTGCTCCCTTGCCCTGCTGGGCGAGACGGACGAGGCGCCACAACATGCGGGCGCCGACGAAACAGACGGCCAAGTCGATCTTTCGCGCACTGGAGCGCGATTCCTTGCCGAGAGTGATGCCGAACCGGCCCTCACGGCGCCGGGCGTTCTTCATGTGACGCCGCAGGACAGCGGAGTCGCAGTAGGGCGCCTGACCGTCCCTCAAGTCGTCCGCAGCCTGCGTCACCGCCGGCTGGAACAACTGCTGGGCCGCCGAACCGGACATGTCGAACGCGACCGCATGCATCTTCGGCCCCGACTTCACCGGCCAGAAGCGCTTGTCGAGCTTGCGGTGGTAGCGCTCGTGCCACTGGTCGACCAGCGGCCACCAGAACCGGTCATCCTCGACCGCGTCGTCGGCTTTCGCGTGCGACGGGTCGAACCAGAACGCGACCACCTTGAAGGTGTCGAACGCGACGATCACCGCGGCGTCCAACTCTGAGCGATTGACGAGGACCAGCTCGCCCTTGGCGTCGCGCCCGGGATGCTGATGATGCAACGCCTGCGCCAGACCATCAGAGACCCGGACCGCAACCAGCCCCGTGTCGTCGCCGGACTTCGAGCCATCGCCGAACAGCACCACGCGATCACCCGGGGCGATCTGCTCACCCTTGCGGCGGCTCGCTTTGTCGTCCACCCAGCGCGGTTGTGCCCACGCGTCCTCGGTGCCGACGATCTGGTTGTACCACTTGCGCCGCGACTCGGATGGGGAGTTCTCCGGGTTCAGGCAGGACTTGACGATCCGGCCGTTCGGGCGGACATCGAGCCACGTCGCATCGCCCGCAACCGAGCGGACAACATCCGGTATCGCCTCGCGCGTGAACGGCGCCTCCGGGGGAGCCTCGAGCGAGTCCCACAGCACGCCATAGTCGAGGTTGGTCGCGTCGTCACCCTGCGTGGACTCCCACGCCTCCCGTGCGCGCTCGGCGGTGGAGTCGCGGCCCGGGCGGAAGGCGTTGAAGATGTCCAGAATGCGCGCCGGGGCGTCGACCTCCGACTTCGCGGCGTTGCCCTCCATCGCGCCGACCATCTCGTGACCGCCGTTGGTCGCAAGCCAGTTCTGCGTCTCCGCGCGGATGATCTGGTGCGGCCGACCGCCCTCGATCGAGTCGGGGTTCGACGTGACGCCCTCGATCTGCCGCCGGTCGCCGTCCGACCAGACGTTGAACTTGCCGATCTGGATGCCGTAGCGGTCCCGCGTCACCTGCGGGATGAGGCCCGGGAACAACTTGAAGGTGTTCTTCGTCTGGTCGAGCGAGACGGCCGCGATCTGCGTCCAGGCGTCCGGGTCGTCACGCCCAACCGGACGGTCGCCCTCCCAGTGGTCGAACATCACCGGGGCATGCAGCGAGGCCACAGAGACGCCGGCAGCGGTCGGATCCTTGCCCCAGCCCTTGATCCGCTGGAGTGCGCCCGAGTGGTAGAGGAACTCGCCGTTCGAGTCGACCGCGTAGTACCAAAGCAGGAACCGGGTCTGCTCAGCGGTCCACCACCACGGCTTGCCAGCCTTGCCGGTCAGGTGCCGAGTCGTCCACGACAGGACACCCCAGCCGAGAGACGCCTCGGGAAGCAACCAGCCGTCGTCGTACTGCCACGTCGGGCCGAGCTTGACCGGCTCCCACGCGAGGTCAGTCGGCGGGAGACTGCGGTCGAGAAGTTCGCGGTACTCCTGCTCGATCGCGCGATAGTCGCCGGTCAGATCCTCGATGAACGCGGGGCCACTGCTACGAGCCATGCTTCCAGCGCGACGCAGCCGCCGCACGAGCCGGGTTCGTGGTCACGGCACCCGACACTTCGTCGGGGAGCTTCAACTGCCGGAACAGGGCGGCGAGAGCGGCCTGCTGTGCTCGGCGCTCACCGATCAGCGGGTGAATCACGTCCTGACCCGTCGAGCCGACTGTCATGAAGGGCCTACCGAGGTCGGCCCACGCCTTCTCGAGTAGCGCGATCATGTCCGCCGTCTTGCACGCAGCCTCGAGGACCGCGAGCTCGTCAACCCGCAGGTCGTACTTCGCCACGACGTCGCGCCAGAGGGTCGAGCCGGCAGATTCGAGCGAGGCGGGAGGCTTCGGCTTGGACATGGCGCCCTCCTGGGGCAAGTGGGGAGCCGCGCCTGGCGGCCTGAAAAACGAGAAACGGCAACGCACGCATTCGGAGCGGCTACCGCGGTCCGTTTGTTGTAGCACGCCCCGGGGACCCTCCCCCCAGGTAAGGCTTTACCTCAGCCCGGGGTGTGGCTCGGCTGGCAGCGCAACGGGCGAGACGTAGCCGTTGTCGAGCCGCGTCTTGCGGTCGTGACACGGGCCGCTAAGTAGTTGAAGGTTGGACATGCTGTGGTCGTCGCCCTGCACCACGTGGTCGACGTCGCGGCCTCGTCCGTCGCAGCCTGGTGCGTGGTGTGTGGCCTCGCATCGTCCGCGTGCCCTGCGCTTGACCCGAGCGACGCGCTGTGCCCAGTCGGCTGGCAGTCGGGTGCGTCGGTCGCTGGTCTCCCAGCTCACGTGTCCAGTCGCCCCATCAGCATGTCGAGCAGGTCGTTGAGCTCGCCGTGCGCCACGGTCCAGTCGGTTGGTGCGTCAGCGCTGAATCGCTCGACGATGTGCTGCACTCGCTTGGCGTACCGGTTGACGTGACCGAGCGCTTCCCGCAGTTCCTCGGTCGTCGCGCTGTCGTCCACGAGGAGGTAGCGCATGGTTACCTCCCGGGGCATGGTCAGCGAAAGACCGAGGTGCCGGCTGCTTCCGCTTCCATCACGCGGCGGTGGAACGTGCAGTCAGCCATACGTGGCAGGTCCCGCCTGCGCAACGGCAGTAGACCCATCTGCTCGCGCATCTCGTTGACTACCGGCAGCACGCCGACCTGGGGGTAGTAGTACTCCCGCGTACCCGGTATGCGCACCGCGTTAAGCCGGTCGTGCAGGCGGGACTCATCGCCTAAGTCGCCAGGCATGAAGCCAAGAATGCGCTCTGTGCCCCCGAACTTGATGCTGTGCTTTCGGCTGGCGAGGTCCCGGGTGGCGCCGACTTTGATGGCGCCGGAGCGAGTGAGGATTGAGTAGACGAACCATTCGCCGCGCTGTAGGGCTCGTAGCACCTTTGAGCCGTTGATGGGCGTCGGCGCGGTCGTTCCAAGACGAGGGAACAGGCGGTTATGATCGGGCATGTTCGACTCCTCAGTAGTCGAGCCATCGCCCCGGATGGTTCCAGCCGTCGCGGGGCTTCTCTGCTGAATTGAGCGAAGCCCGTGTCGCTAGTGCGAACTACGGGCTTCGTGTGGGCGCAACTGTACGCCTAGGGTTGCGAACCGGGTCGCTCGACGAGACCGGCTATGGCGCTGGTCTCAGGATAGCCGATGTCTAGGCATAGGTCACGGATTGCCCCACGCCGGATCGAAGTCGTCGTGGTCGGCGTACACCGAGGCGAGGGCGCGGAGCACTGTGGATGGACCGGCCAGCGCGCCGACGCCAGACAACTCCTCTGGCGGCGCGAACCGTGTCTCCAGCTCCACGATCCGCCGCTTGGCCTCGCACTCGGCCAGTGGTCGACGTTCCGGCAGTGGATCGGGGCATGGGTCGGCCCAGAACCCCTCGGCAATGGGATCGCCGTCTGGCAAGGCAGCGGAGACATGGCCATAGTCGTCCCCGTCGGGTTCTACGCTGCGGCCACAGTTGGCGCACGGCAACACCCGCTCATCCTCGGCGATCCGGGCCAGCAGGAACTCGGTGATCGTCATGCGAGGGGCTCGACGGTGAGGGTGCAGCGGCCGAGGTTGTCGGGCATTGAGACTGCGGTTACTTGGTAGTCCCACGTCTTGCCCTTCCAGTCCGTGTAGCGCATCCGCCGTCCCTTGAAGCGCAGGCGGGCAGCGGGTGGTTCGACATCGATGGTGACGTAGGCGATGTCCGGATGCTTCGTTGTGGCGCACTCGGTGATCGTCATCCCGCTTGCTCCCTGTCCTCGACGTAGTTCTCGTATGCCGCATGGGTCCATCGGTGCTGAACCTTGTTGCGCGGGCAATGCCACTCGTCCCCGCTGTCGTCGTCGTAGTGGACCTGCTCGCAGTCCTCATCGTCACACCAGTGGCCGTAGTGGCGCACCAGGCGAACGTGAGCCGGGTCCACTCCACCAGCAGCCACGCACTCGGGACACGGTGCACCGCGCTCAGCCTGCTGGCTGTTGTGCAACGCCGCCTCGAGCCGGTTGGACACACGCCGCATCTCGCGCGCCAGCAGCGCGAAGTCCTGCTCGCGGTCGTGGGCGACGCGGTGAAGGTTGCGGTCGAGGTAGTCCGCGGCCCCGGTGATCGTGAGGCGGTCGGGCAGTGGGTGGCTGTAGTCCTCGCTGAGCATCATCTGCCAGCGGGTGAGCACCGAGTACGGGTGCCAGTCGTCCTCGTCGGGCAGGTCGGTGAGGATCCGCTCGAGCCGTTGCTCGCTGATCTTGCCGGCGCGGTAGAGGTAGGTCGCGTGGCCGTGGACGTAGAACCGGATGGCGTCGACGTGCACCGGGTTGGCGGCTGGTCCGGCGAGTGCGGCGGCGTTGGAGTTGACGCCGTCGTCTATGGCGGCGGGCAGCATGAGCGCGGAGTGGGTGGCGATCTTGCGGATGGCGGCTCGGGTGCGGGACAGGCAGCGGGCACAGGTCAGCTCGTCCTTGCCGATGTGCTGGCTGCAGGTGCGGCGGGCGGTGCAGTGGTAGGTGGGGTCGCCGTACTGGTCGTGGCGGCAGGGTTCGTCGTCGATGAGGTAGGCGTCCTTCTCGCGGTCGTACCGGCAGCTCACTCCGCTTCCTCCTCCACCTCGGCGCCAACCTCGGCGCTGAATCCCAGCAGCGGCCGCGGCTTCCATCGCTTCGGTGGCTTCTCGTCAGCAATGCGCTCCGGCCCGGCGATGTGCGTGATGTCGGGGTCGGGCAGCCACACGTCTCCCAACTCGGCGTCGCGTCCCCATCGGCCCGTCATGCGCTCGCCTCTCCTGCGCCGTCGTCGTCGCGGTGGCATCCGTGGTCGCTCTCGCCCTGCTCGGCGCTCCTAGGTGCCTCGGAGCGCGCCTCAGGGTGGTTTGCGGCGATCCGGTCGGCGCGCTGTCGGAGGCGGTCCCGGAACGCGTCGGCAATGAGATCCACGAACTCGGTGGGGTCGCCCTGCTGGGTCGCAGCGCACCCACACCCTCGTTTGTGGCACTCGGGGAGCGTGACGATGACGGCGGCGCGTGAGAGCCGCGGCCCGATCTCGTCTGCCGCCTCCCGCAGCGCCTCGGCCTTGACCTGCGCCACGGTCTCCGGGCCTCGCCAGCCAGCAGCGAGCAGGGCGTCGGCGACGTGCTGGGCCTGCATTGGCGTCCACATGCCGCACTTGCACTTCCAGCCGCGCTCGGTCTGTGATCCCCAAGCGTGCTCGGCCAGCACCTTCGCCAGCGCCTCCCGCTCCCCGCTCACGACCCCGCCTCCCGCTCGCCCGGGTCGGCCTCGGCGCCCCGGGCGTCGGGGGCGGTCACGAGGTCGTCTCGCTGAGTGCTTGGCGGTCAGGGCACGCCCCATAGCCGTTGTCAGTGCGCTCGTGACCACACGTCGGGCACCACAGGCCCGGCGCGAGTGGCCCCGGCTCCTCGTCGCCGCGCGGGTGCCGATTCCTCACCCGATCAACGGCTGCGGCGAGGGCGTCTCGCTCGGCACGGATGGTCGCGAGAGTGGCGGTCTCGGCGCGGTGCTTCATCTCGCGCCGGATCGACTCATGCTCAGGGCAGGTACACGTACACGGCGCGTTGGTGTCCCAGTGATGCTCACATCCGCACATGGTCGCTCTCCTCGTGCTCGGGTCGGGTGGGGATCGGGTCGGGGCGCTCGCCCCACGAGCGGTAGTTCGGCGGGAACCAGGAGCCATAGGGCGATCCGTTGTCGGGCAGGCTTCGGCCGCACCGCTCGCAGTGACCGTCGAGGTTGATGCTGTGACCACGGCGTCGGCATCGGTGATTCGCCGCTTCCTCGATGAGTTCGGCCACGATGAGCGCGAGAGAGATCGGGTGCAGGCTGATCCGGATCTCGCCGTCTGGGCGGGGAATGATGAGGGACAGGTCAGGCATCGGCGGCTTCCTCCTGGATCAGCTCGCGCAACGGGGCCTTCGTGGCGTCGTGCGCGAGACGGCGGGCGTGGTCAATCGCGGATGTGAACTCGTGCCCCGAGAGCGTGTTGCGCCGGCACGCCTGCTCGGACTTGCCGCACTCGTCGCAGAACGAGGCGGGGTCGTAGGGCTCACGTCGGCCGGTCGTCTGCCCGTCGACTCCTGCCGCGAGCCACCACGGCCCGGACTCGAGGACGCGGGCGGGCGTAGAGGTGGCTGGTTCGCAGGCGATCCAGGCCAAGGCGACAGCGACATCGCGGCGTGGTCGGTCGGCGAGGTGCTTGCGGATCAGGGTGCGGATGCTGCTCGCGGGCCAGTCGGGGCGCAGGGCGTGCATGGCGGCTGCGATCCGGTCGGTTTCGTGCTCGTTCATCGTCTCGCTCCAAAGCCAATCGGAGCGGCGAGCGAGGAGAGCGGACGGTGCCGGTTCGCGCCTAGGTCACCGTGAGATTGGATTTGGTCGTAACCGAAGAAACTCCCAATCCCCCTCCCCCTCCTACTCCTACTCCTACTCAGGGGAGAATCGCTCAGCAGTCCCTCATGAATTCCTCGTGAGCGCTTCATGAGAACAGCCCCTCGTCTGGCGGCGGCGGGATGGTGCTCTTAGACGGGTGCGGCGGCTTCTGGTGGCGGTGCCAGCCAGGCAGCAGGCCGTAGGTGCCGCCGTTGATGCGGTAGATGAGCGCCAGGCCCTCGGACTCGATCTCGGCCAGCCACCTCTTGATCCGGCTGGGTGTCAGCTCGTCGTTCGGGAACAGCGCGCCACCGATGGCGGCAGGCGTGGCGACGAACCGGCCCTCGTCGTCGGCCATCTTTGTGATGAGACCGGCGAGCGTGAGGCGAGCGTCCCGAGAGAGGTGGCAGACCTTGTCGTCCTCCCAGAACGACGTCTTGAGCGGGCGTGACTGGCGGGCCATCAGGCGACACCGCCGAACAGGGTGTCTTGCGCGAGACGGCGGGCGGCGACCTCGCAGTACTTCTCGTCGATCTCAACGCCTACCGCTTGACGGCCCTCGCTCTTGGCTGCGAATAGCGTCGAGCCACTCCCTGCGAACGGGTCGGCGATGACACCGGGCGGGCATTTGCGGATCAGTTCGGCCATCAGCGAGAGGGGCTTCTCGTGCGGGTGCTGGCGGCCATTCGCGGCCATCGACTGCACGGGCGCAACCGTCAAGACATCGGTCGTGCGGCGACCATGGAACCCCTTGCCAAGCACGTAGATCTCTTGATGCGCGGGCTTCCAGGGGAGATCCATCGCGCCCATTCCGAGGGCGCCCTTGGTATCCCATACCAGCAACTGGCGGGTCCTGTTCGGCCGCTTCGCGCGCCATGTTCCGAAGGCCAGGGCTGGCGCGTCCTCGCCGTGGCGCTGCCGCCACCAGCCGAGGGCGGCGTCTCGGACCTGCGTGTCAAGGTCGCCCTCGATGCTGCGCGCCAGGTCGGACTTCTTGCCGCTCCGGTAGGCGATCCCATATGGCGGGTCCGTCACCAGCACGTCGGCCTCGAGCCACGCGGTGACCTCCCGGCAGTCCCCGTGATACAGCGTCACGAGGTCGTCCTCGTAGTAGGGCTTCATGCCAACTCCACATAGCCGCAGGACGCACACCGGGCGATGGTCCAGCCGGTCAACGTGCCTTGGTAGTTCCAGACGTGGTGCCGACGCCTCGTGCAGCGCCGATGCCTGGGGCGGTACTTGTCGGTCACGACCCCTCCTCCCCATGCAGCTCGCAAACCTCGTTCGCCCGCGGTGCCTGCCAGTTGCACACGGGGCACCAGATGTCCTCGGGGGCGGTCATGGCTGCTCCCCGATCGGCGCGACGTCGAGCAGCGCGAGGACTACATAGCCCGGAGCCAGCGCGTCCTTCATGCCGCGCCGGGGGTCGCCCGCGTAGACGAAGCCGACCGTCGCCGTCACGGCTCTCGGGTTGCATCGCTCGCATGGGTAGCGGTCGCACGACCTGCGGGCGACGGTGTCCTCGGCCAAGTACTCCCAGAGGATCAGCCGGTCGCCCTTCTGGAAGGCGCGATCATTGGCGCGCACCTCGAACGTCTTGCTGCCGTCGAGCAGCGCCTCGAAGTACGGCGGGACGACTTTGAGGATGTGCTCGCTCACGATGCCTCCCGCGCTCGGTCGTAGTCCTCGGCCAGTTGGCGGCGCCGGCGGGCCACGGTCACGTCACTGTCGTCGATCACGGCGGCTTCCTCGCGTCGTCGTCGGGCGTTCCACCACAGGCCGTTGTGGCGCTCGGCAGTGAGCGCGGCCAGCAGTTCGTCTTTCGTCACGATGCCTCCTGCCACACGAGCACCCGACGTCGCGGATGCAGCACCCACACGCCGCCCCTGAGTGCGTCGGAGGGCTTCGGTTGGGCGTTGGACACGGTCTTGCAGGTGCGGCAGACGCCCTCTTTAGCGAGCGTGGGGATGCCGCAGCATGAGCAGCAGCGCACCCCTCGCTTCGGTGGCCCCTTGCGGCGGGTGAGTCCCGCGTCGCCGACGGTCTTGGAGACCGTCGAGTGGCTCACCTCGTTGCGCTTGGCGACCTCGCGGATCGTGTACCCGGCGCGGTAGTCGGCGAGGATGTCGTCGCGCTTCATGACGTCCTGCCCTCGCGCGCGAACTGCTCTTTGCGTCGGCATGCCCAGCACTTGCGGCACTGAGCGTGCCTCTTTCGTCCGTCACCGGTCTCGCAGTAGCCCGCCGCGACTCGCTGATCGGCGGCGTATGCCTCGCGGGCCGCGATGACGTCGGCGGTGTAGGCGTCGAGCGAGTCGTAGGTGCTCATGGCGTCCACCTCTCCCAAGTGCTCGGCGGGTCATGGCTGACGCGCCAGTAGGTGATCTCGGTGCGCTTGCCGGGTGTGGCGACGACGGTCGCGAGCACGGGCAGCGCGTGGGTTAGCGCTGCGGCCTCGAGGAACCTCACACGAGCCTCGGGGCCGAGCGTCTTGTTGCCGGTGCCGACCTGCACCAGCACGGCGCCGACGAACGGGTGGCCGTGGAGCAGGTCGGCGGCACCCTTGCTGGCGGCGGCTCGCATCACCGCTGGGTAGCCGGCGGCTTCGAGGTGGTCGCGGACCTTGTGCTCGCGAGCTCGGCCAGAGGTGGCGGTGCTCATGACTCGCCCGTCGTCAGCCAGACCAGGGAGTCTCGGAGCGAGTCGGCCTGCTCCTCGGTCATCTTGAGCACGACCTCGCCCTCAACCGTTTCCGCGACGATGGCAACGGCCCAGTCGGCGCTCACAACCCCTCCCCAACCGGATCCGCCATCGCCTCGTTGACCTGCGCGATCTCCTCGGGCGTCATCTCGTCCCGGCTTGCGACAGCGCGACCGATGATCGACTCGACGTAGGCCAGCGCGTCCTCTTTGACCGTCAGCCCGCGCGCCTTCATGCGGGCGCCCATGAGGGTCATGGGGTCGGTCGGGGCTAGGGGTTCGGTGGTGGTCGCCAGCGGCTTCACTGGCCACGTGCCACGCTTGCCGCGACCGACGATGATCGGTGCTTTGATCGGGCCGTCGATGCCAGTCATTCGGCTGATCCTCGTTCCCCCTACGCGCTCCTTGCCGAAGATCACATCCGGGTCGCAGTACAACTCGAGCTTGTGGCCGACCCACTTCGATGAGTCCTTGCCGTAGACGTGCGCGAGGACGCGACGCATGTTCCGGCCGGGGTGCCACGGTCGCGGGAACTCCTTGAAGTAGACGGCGACCGGCTGCTCAGCGCCAGCCGACTTCACGACGACGCGCTCGATGGTGAAGATGCGCGGACCGCTGGCAGCAAGGTCCGCCGCGTCGAGCTGGTCGCTGTTGGGGATCAGGGTTTCACTGACGTCGGTCATGCGCTTGCCTCCGTGATCTCGATGTCGTCGTCGTAGTCGTAGGCCCACGCCGGCAGATCGACCACATGCCGATCCGGCCCGTAGCTCGGCAGGTCGATCCGATTGCCGAGTGCCAGCCACCGGTCACAGGCCAGCGCCATCAGCTCGCGGCCCTTCTCGATGGCGTCGGGGTGCACCTCGTTCACGGCCACCCGGTACTCACCGCCCGGCGTCGGCTCTTTCTCGACGCAGATCAGGTCGTAGCGGTCGACGGTCAGCCCGTTGGCGCGCGCGATGTCCACGTAGTTCGCTGCGGACACGTGGTACATCAGCGAGTGCATGACGCGCCCGAACGTCTCCGGGTCGGCGTCGCGGCACGTCTTGATGTCGCCGATGAAGCGGGGGCCGATGAGGTCGAACCGTGCGCGGACCCGTGCGCCGGACGGATGATCGGCGTAGGCGCTGACTTCGGTGTGTGTCGCGGCGGCCAGGAGACGACCGGCCTCGGGGTGGTTGCGGACGGCAGCGGCGACGGCCTGTGCGTGGGCCAGCGTGCCCGAGTCGATGATCGTGAGCCCCGACTGCTCGGCCTTGAATACCTCGTCCTTCCACGCCTTCGTGTTGCGCGGGTTGTCAGCCTTCGAGCCGTCCACCTTGACGCCGATAACGTCGGGGTCCAGGTCGACGTACTCGTCCAGGCGGCGGGGCTCGAGCAGGATGATGTGCACCAGGCGCCCGAACGCGAGGGCTTCGGAGTCGGGCGACGGGGGACGCTTGTTCAGCAGCACCTTGGCGCCGGACGCGGAGAGGCTGTCGGTCGCGGCGTGGTAGTCGCGCTCGCTGATGTCGTGGTGGAGGCTCATGACGCCTCCCTGTTTGCGATCTCCAGCAACACGTCGGCGTGGCAGGGCTGGTCGAGCGGGCACCAGCAGGCGAGGTCACGACCTCGGAGGCGGTGGACGCACGCCGCGAATCCGGGATCCCACTCCATGCGACCACCGAACCAGTAGGTCATCTCGTCGCAGTAGAGCCGCAACGCCTCGCAAGTGGCCTCGGCGCGAGTCGTCCAACTGCGTTGGTCAGCGCGCACTTCGGGACGTCGCGTGTACTCGTGCTGGATGAGGTAGGTCACGCCGTTGTCGTCGCGGACATCCCAGTAGCCGCAGCACTCGCACTTGTAGGCACGGAAGGGATTGCCGAAGATCGTCGGGCGGCCGACGTACACCGCGCCCTCGGGCATCCGCCAGCCCTTCGTCCGCTTGCGCTGGATCCGCTTCGGCGCGCTCATGCCGAGCCCCCGATCCGGTCCAGCCAGGCTTCGTACTGCGACCCGAGCCGATCGCTCATGCCGCGATCTCGCTCGGTGCGCGCGTCCTCCCCGGCGGATTCGGCCCTAGAGCACCACCCGCAGTAGTCACCGGTCTGCTCGTCGCGGCAGGGCTTGCCGTTGTGGGTTCTCATGCGGCACCACCGTCGAACAAGGGCGGCTGGTCGTTGTTCCGCGTCCAAGCCAGGAGCCGCGGCAGGTTCACATCAGGGCCGAAGGTCAGGAACGTGCCGTCGCAGGAATCGCAGCCGATCGCGTCGGCGTAGCGCCAGCGCCGCTCAGAGTTGACGCGACCCATGTGAACCCACTTGCCGCGGCGCTTGGCTTCGGCCGCGATCAGGCGGGCGTGCGAGCCGAGCTTGAAGTCATCGGTTCCGCCGATGAACAGCGCGTCGAACTCACCCCAGGTAAGAGGCCCCTCGTAGCCCTCTGCCTGGAGGACACCGTTCCCGAGCGTCAGTCCGTCTTGCGCGACGAACGCCACGGGGTAGCCGAGTTCCCGGATCTTGTGCAGCCACGGGCGCGAGCGCTTGATCGTGGCGGCTGCATCGCCGACCACAT